CTTGGAGCAGAACCTGCAAATGAACCATATGAAATATTTGTAGGGGAAGAAGATTCCACCTCAGATTATAAATATTATGATGGGGAGGGTAATTATAATCGTTATAAAATAGAACATAAGTTTCCCATGGTTCCAAACAATGCAGTTATATTTAAAGGCATGGAAAAAATACACTGGAGAGAAATGTGTAAGCACGATCACTTTATAACAGTGTTTTTACATTATGTAGATCAAGAGGGCCCTTACGCAGAGTATAAATTTGATAAGAGAGAATCTTTAGGTGAAACAAAAACTTAGTGATTTTATTTTTCATAAAAACTGTTTTCCAAAATCTTTGTGTGACGAAATTTTAGCAGAGTATAAAGGAGAACTGTTCGATAGAGATTCTCATGAAAATAAAACGACTAGATTTGTAGGTCAACTTCAAATAAGTGATCCTGAGATAATTAATCAAAAAAATAGTTACACTAGAAAGTGGTTAGAAAAACAAATATTTTACAATGTTGGAAAGCTTATAAGAGATTATACTGAGTATGTTCATCCTTTCACAACTATGTTAGAAGAGGACACAGGTTACTCACTTCGTCAAATGTCTGTTGGAGATTACTATAAAGAACACAGAGATGACGGTAAGAAGCAGTCCGCAAACAATGTTGTGGTAACTGTTTCTATTTGTTTAAATGAAGAGTATGAGGGAGGGGACTTTACTTTTTTTAAAGAAACCGTGACTAAAACTTTAAAAAAAGGAGATGTTTTAATGTTTCCCTCTAACTTTTTATTTCCTCACGGTGTTCAAGAAATTACAAAAGGCACAAGATATCAACTACTAACATGGTTAAGATAGTATTTTACTCAGCTCAAACAGGAGAGCATGGTTTTATACCCTGCATAAAAGATCAAATGATAGATGAGTTTGATTATTATTTTATCAACGACAAACATAAAGATGCAGTTGAGGGTAAAGGTTGGAAGTATATGGATATATCTAATGATTTTTTAGATTTTCCTAATGAAAAAAGACAGAGAATACCTAAAACGATACCAAAACTTTTTTTCCCAGAGGCAGATTATACAGTATACGTGGATCCAAGATATTACATAAGTAAAGATTTCTATAAATTATGTCTTGAGATAATACAGGAGGATAAGCCTGATTGGATGGTTCCCCCACACGATACACGATTCTCTTTTCAAGAAGAAGTTAAAGATGCAATAGTTAGAAAAAAATTTCCTATTGACCAGATAAATAAAATAATGAAAGATTTAAAAGAGGTAGATTTTTACAATACTTTGTGTGGCTGGCAGATAAGAAAAAATAGCGATAAGAATCACGAATTAGGTAAAAAATGGTTTGAACTTATAGATAAGTATTATGACATAGATGTTAGAGATCAACTATTATTACCTGCAGCGGTTCCAAAAGATTATGTTAGTTTGAATCATTCATATAAAGAATTGGAAAACTTGACATATCTTTACAATGTTTAATGTTCTAAATGTAAAACTAATTAACGGGTGTAATCTATCCTGTAAAGGATGTAGTCATATGAGCCAATACGCTTCTGCTTCTAGTAGAATTGACATAGATCAACTAAAAAAAGACATAATAGAAACTCACAAAAATTTTAAGATTAAACACCACATATCTCTTTTAGGTGGTGAAATATTTTTAGAGCCTCGATGGAGTGAAGTATTAACTTTGATAGAGGACCTGTACTTAGACACCATACAAGTTAGATTTTACTCCAATGGTTTACTTTTAAATAAAAACAAAGAAAGCATAGTTAAACACATTAACAGAGGAAGTGTTTTTAGAATTAGTTTACATGAGGGACCTGAAACTAAAATAGGTAAAAAAATTATGTCCGAGATTGAAGGCTTTCTACAATACGTTAAAACATTTCTTCCTGATGCGCCCTCAATGGATGATGTGTTTTTAACAGATGATGATTTGTGGGAGCCTCACAGAATAGCAGTATCATCAAACTATGATGTATTTTGGACTGAATTATTTAAGACTAAAAATAATAAATTATATCCTCATCAAAGTAATGATGTTGTGGAGAGCTATAAACATTGTCCTTGTTATAATGCTCAGTTGTACAATGGAAGATTGTGGAAGTGCCCACAAACTGCGTATCTACGAGATACTCTAAAAGCATTTGGTCAATTAGAGGATGAAGTATGGCAGCCTTATCTAAAATATAAAGGAGTATCCTTAAATCCATCAAAAAGTGACAAAGATAAATTTTATAGAGATCAAACTGTAGCTGCTGATTTTTGTAGCATGTGTCCTAAAGGTGGTTTTTATTCTAAGAAAGCACAAGACATAGGTAAAAAAAGACATATACAAGTGGTGCCTCTGTGAGAATACTAATACTAGGCGGGCATGGCTTTATAGGATCACACACCTCTCATATACTTTATAATCAAGGACATGAGGTTGCTATTGTAGACTGTCACCATCAATACTTCACATACCCTGATGATGAATATGAAACTATTTTAAATCAAAGAAAACAACATTGTAAAATTGATACAGTTTATATTGGAAAAATAGAGGACTCGTCATTTATGAAATACGTTTTTAATGATTTTCAACCACAGGTCGTAATTCATTTAGCGACTTATCCTAATGTCCACATGGTGAAAAGAAACTCTTTTGATGCCACGAATAACATGATTAACGCCACAATAATTATTTTAAATTTATGTGTTGCCCACAATGTTAAAAAAATAGTTTTTTCTAGTTCCTCTATGGCTTACGGTCATTTTCAAGAACAAGTGCCTGATGAGAGCCACCCCACTTTACCAAGATCTTTGTATGGAACGTATAAACTTGCAGGAGAAAGAATGTGTCATACTTGGAAAAAAGAGTTTGGTCTCAACTACATTATAATGCGACCATCAGCTTTATATGGAACTAGAGATATGATAGCTCGAGTTATATCGCAGATGACAAATTCTGCCATAAAACAAAAAAAAATATTTGTAAAAGGGGCCGACAATAGACTAGATTTTTCTTGGGTTGATGATGTAGCAGATGCTTTTGTCAGAGTCTCCACACAAGAAATTTACAATGAAACATTTAACTGCACTAGGGGCAAAGGAAGAACTATACTAGAAGCCGCAGAAATGATTAAAGAAATATTAGGTGGAGAGATAGTGCAGGCAGAACAAGATTTACTAACATCAAATAGAGATACTTTAAATAGTGATAAAATAAAAACAATGACTGGTTGGAATCCAAAAGTAGATATAGAGGAAGGCATACCAAAATATATTAAGTGGTTTTTAACTACTCACAATGTCTAAAGTTTTAATCACAGGACATAAAGGTTTTATAGGAAAACATTTATATAATGCCTGGAAAGATATTCATGAAGTTGATTGTTTTGGTAGAGGGGATAAACTACCAAACAAGGATTATGATTTAGTTTTTCATTTAGCGGGGTTGAGTGGAGTAAGAAGTAGTTGGAAAAAACCTTGGAGATATTTTAAAGATAATGTTTTACTATCAAGAAAAATATTTAAAAAATACAAAAGAGTTATCTATACAAGCTCATCGGCGGTCAAGGAACCTTGGAGAAGTCCTTACGCACTAACCAGATATTTAGTAGAAAGAATTGCTCCAAGAAACTCTCTAGGTATTAGACTGACCACGGTCTACGGCCCAAACGGTAGAAAAAATATGCTAATATCGAAAATACTTGATAACAAGTTGTCATATGTTAATGTCGATTGCGTAAGAGATTTTATACATATTTATGATGTTTTAAGATTTTTTAATATTGTAATGAATTATAGACTTGAAAGAATTATAGAGTTGGGGACAGGTATATCAACACCCATTGTTGATTTAATTGATTCAAAAACCACGAAGAAATATTCTCCTTTTTATGAAGTTAAAACAGATAAGGTGAATATAGAAAAAGCACGTTCATTAGGGTTTAGACATCATTACGATATTAAAGAGTTTATAAGAGAACATAATAAGACATGAAGCCTTTTTTTATTAAGAAAGCGATAGAAAAAAACATTCTTGATTACTCAGAGGTGGATAGTGTTTTACAACAATCTCAATCAGAAAATATTAGAGTGATAGATGCAGAGGGTAAAAAACTACACCCCACTGCTGAAAACATTACTAATAATAGTGTGTTAATAGACAATGTAAAAAACTATAAAACAGAATTTAACTCGCTAAAAGAATATTTTTTACTAAAAACACCTGAGCTACAGGACAACATTGGTTGGGATGTTCATGTGTATTCCTCTCCGAGCCATCAACAACGTTCGTTTAAGATGCACATAGATGATGCTTATAACTATATTGTTCAAACTTATGGAAAATCTAGGTGGATATTACCACATCATTTTGATGTTATTACTGAACCTGGTGATGTAGTTTTTATACCCATACATGTCGCTCACGAGTGTATACCATTAAGTAAAAGAGTTTCATTAAGCTTTCCATTTTGGATGTAAAGGAGAACAAATGTTAAAAAAAGAAGAACTAAGAGCCAAAAATTTTAAAATATATTTAGGAATGCCGATGTATGGAGGTTTGGTGACAGAGAGCACTTTGCATGGTTTATTAAATTTACAAAATTGGTCAACGGCAGCAGGGGTAAATTTAAGGTTTCAAACTATCGGTAATGAAAGTTTAATCACTAGAGCTAGAAACACGATTGTTTCTATGATGTTGGACTCTAAAGATTTCGCTGCAACGCACTTACTATTCATAGACGCAGACATAGGATTCAACGCTGAGAACGTAGAGAGACTTCTTTGTTTTGATAAAGATATTGTTTGTGGCATATACCCCAGAAAACATATTCACTTTGAAAGAATGAAAGGAATAGTTAATGATTTTCCAAACGCTACCCCAGAGGAAATAGAAATGAGATCTTTAGGTTACAATATAAATTTTGACAATACCAAAGGCATTTCTATGGAGCATGGATTTTGTAGAGTAAACGAAGCAGCAACAGGAATGATGCTAGTAAAAAGAGAAGTTTTTAGAAAAATGATAAAAAAGTTTCCTGAAAGAAAATACGATACAGATCAAATTATAAATGGTAGAGCTTATCGCTCCAACAACTGCTATGATTTATTCGCTGTTGGTCCTTATCAAACAGGAGATCAAAAAAGATATTTATCTGAGGACTATTATTTTTCTAGATTATGGCAAGAGTGCGGTGGAGAAATTTGGGCGGATATGACAATGCCTTTGACTCACTTTGGCAACAAAGCTTTTAGAGGTCATGTTGGAGCACTGCTTAAAACACAAGATGAATTAGAAAATAAATGGGATAAGATTAATCAAGGTGTCTGAAGAGATAATTATACATAAAGAAGTTATCTATAGAGATAAGTTTGAGGGAAATATAGATATTATAGATAAGCACATCAAACACATATTAGAGTTTGACAAAGGTAGATTTAAAACAAACGTGGGCGGTTATCAAAGTAATTTTATAACTTTTGGATTTGAGGAGCTTATAAAAAAAGGCTCTGATATGTGCACGAGTATTGGCCTAAAAAATAATAATATGGAAGGTATGTGGATTAATATAAACGATGGTAACTCTTTTAATCACCCACATATTCACAGCTTTGTGAGTTGGTCTATGGTTTATTACCACAATATTTGTTGTGATAAATGTCCTATAGTTTTCACACACTTAGTGCCTCAGCTAGTCGATAAGTTTAAATACAAGTATGTTCCAAAAGAGGGGGATATCATTCTTTTTAGTGGTAGGCAGCCTCATAGTGTCATGGCCTGTGGTAACCCCGATCACCGCAGAATATCAGTAGCTATGAATTTTAGGACATGGAGTTAATGACATTTTAAAAGATTTTTAGTATATTTTAGCGATGCCCTTATTTAATTTTAGACCAGCACCAGGTATTAACAAAGAAGTCACGGACTATACAGGCCAAGGTAAGTGGACCGATGGAGACATGGTGCGTTTTTTTCAAGGATCTGCGCAAAAAATAAAGGGTTGGACAAGATTAATAACCACAACATTAGTGGGAGTTGCCAGAGATATGCATGCTTGGGTAGCTCTTGACGGCACTAGATACAATGCTATAGGCACAGACAGAAAACTATATTTATATCAGGAGGGAAGAGCTTATGATATTACTCCTCTTCGTAAGACTACATCTTCTCTTGCAAATCCTTTTACTACAAATGGCACAGTTTCTGTAGTTGTTACAGACACATCACATGGCGCTCAACAGGGAGACTTTGTTACTTTTGATTCTTACTCTACCCTTGATGGCTTAGACATGAATAAGGAGTTTGAGATAACATCTATTGCTAACAACAATGCTTATGTTGTGACAGCCACATCTGCAGCTTCTGGTTCTACATCTGGTGGCGGAGGAACTGGAAATGCTAAATATCAAATAAATATTGGACCGGAACTATCTGTTCCAGCTTTCGGTTGGGGTACAGACACGTGGAGTTCAGGGACTTGGGGAACTCCAAGCTCTTCATCAAACGTTACTCTTGAAGCAAGACAATGGTCACTAGATAATTTTGGTCAACTTTTAATCGCAACTGTATTAAACGGTGGTGCTTTTGAATGGAATCCTAACAGCGGAGTGACGACTAGAGCAACTGCAATAACCAATGCACCAACTAAATCAAGATTAAGTTTAGTTTCTACTCCAGACAGGCACGTTTTGTTTATGGGCACTCAACCCACAATCGGAGGCACCAACGCTCAAGATGATTTATTGATTAGATTTTCAAACCAAGAAGATAGAAATACATATCAACCAACAGCAGAAAATACTGCTGGTTCTTTACGCATTGCCGACGGCTCACGGATCGTGGCCGCAGAAAGATCTAGAGGACAAATATTAGTTTGGACAGACACTTCATTACACGCACTACAATTTATTGGTCCACCTTTTACTTTTGGTTTAAGACAGTTAGGTCAAAACTGTGGAATCATAGGTAGCCACGCAGGTGTGGATATTAATGGTGTAAGCTATTGGATGTCACAAGATTCCTTCTTCCTATTTGATGGTGCTGTAAAAAAATTACCTTGCACAGTAGAGCAGTTCATATTTAACAATATTAATATTACCGCTTCAGAAAATTCTTTTGCAGGGCACAATGGTGAGTTCAACGAGATCATGTGGTTCTATGCAAGAACAGGATCAGATCAAGTAAATGCAATAGTGGCATATAATTATACAGAGGGAACATGGTGGACTGGAACACTATCTAGAACAACATGGATTGATAGAGAGGTTTACTCTAATCCAATAGCAACAGAGTATGATGAGTCTGCTACTGCTAATAACGAAGTCATCAGTGGTCTTACCGACGGTGCATCATCTGTATTTCTACACGAAGATGGAAACAACGGAGACGGTCAAGCCATTACTGCTTTTGTTAAATCAGGTGTGGTTCAAATAGGACAAGGAGACGAGTTTGCTTTTGTATCTAAAATAATACCTGACGTTGAAGAACAAGAAGGAGTTTTAAATGCAAAGTTAGAATTTAAGAACTATCCTAATAACAGCACGAGCGTCACTAAAACAGTGAGCTTTCAAGATACCACTGATTTTGTCAGCTTACGAGGTAGAGGCAGAGAGTTTACAGTTAATGTTGTTTCTAATACTACAGGAACAGCATGGAGGCTTGGAACACAAAGATTTGATATACAACCAGATGGCAGAAGATGATTTTTATTGAGGACAATTTCCTCAATAAAGAAGATTGTATTTATTTAAAACAATTAGCAGAGGACAATAGAGAGACCGCAGATCCTTACAATGATATTTACACTTTAAATCTACATAAATTAAATTTAAAAAAAACAGTGCAAATGGGACATAAGCTATCCAATAATATATCTATGAGGGGTATTTTAGCTTACCCTGAGTTAATGCAAATAACTATTTGGCCCACGGGAACAGAGCAAAGTGTTCACGTAGATGAAACTAGAGATTCCACAAACTTCACGTCAATAACTTATTTAAATGATGACTATGTTGGTGGAGAAACATATTTTACGAATGGTATAAATATAAAACCAAAACAAGGGAAAACAGTATTTTTTGATGGCAAAAGATATCAACATGGGGTTAAAAGAATCACGGATAAAGAAAGATTTGTATTAGCAACATGGTATACTAATGATATAAATAACGTGTATTACAAATGGCAAAATTAACATTACAAAGATTCCCAGACGCACCTGATGAGTATGATAGACAACAATTTTCTGAGCTGACTAGATTACTAGAGGCTTTAATTCAACAACTTAACACACAGTATAATCAGGATACTCAAGAAGAGTCCACAAGAAGATCCTGGTTCTTTGCATAAATGGCTGACGTATTTAAAAGATTTATAACTAATGTCACCACTACAGACTTAACAACTGTATTTACGGTGCCAACAGCCAATGTCGCTGCAACTCCACCAACTCCAGTTTCTACTTTCATAGTAAAAACTATTAATGTTCATAACTATGATGGATCTGCATCTGTGACAGTTAATGTTGATCACAATGACGGCAGCTCAGACTTTCAAATATTTCAAGTCGATGTGTCTGCTACTAACACAAACACAATAAACACAAGCATGGTTTATCAAGAGGGAGATGCTTTAAAAGTTCAAGCAAACGCTGCTTCAAGAGCAATGGTTGAAGTTTCAGTATTGGAGGTTAAACAACAACAATAATGTATGTACTAGCTGACGTGCCAAAAGAAATATTAGACAAAATAGAATTAGAATTAAAAAAAGACATAAGTGTTCCCTATAATCAAAACTTAGCAGGCAACTTAAAAAGAGAATTTGATTTTAGCAGAGCTAAACCAATTTTAGTTAATTATTTAAAAAACTTAATCATAGCACACAATGAAAAGTATAACACATTAAATGAGATGCAAGCCACTTTAACTAAACCCTGTGATATATCTTTAATTAGTTTGTGGGTAAATTTTCAACAAAAGTATGAGTTTAACCCCCTACATCTACATGAGGGTCTATATAGTTTTGTTATATGGTATAAAGTTCCTTTTTCAATGGAGGACGAATACAATCAATTTCCAAAAACAAGAAAAAAACATGTTAAGGCAGGACACTTTTCTTTTGTTCACACAGATAATATAGGTCGTGTGGAGCACACTGATTTACCTGTAGATAAAGAATGGGAGGGTAAGATAGCTTTATTTCCATCAAATTTTCATCATCAAGTTTATCCTTTTTTTACATCAGATGATTATAGAATATCTATATCTGGTAATTTAGCTTTTGATACAAATCCAAAGTAAGTTTTGAAAATAAAATTTTATAGTCACTATAAAGACGTATTAGATAAACCTAAACCTGCTAAATTATTTATCCCTGAGGCTTACAAAAAAATGTCAATAGTGGTTGGCAAAAAAATAGGAGATAGGAGTGTAAAAGGGTGCATACCTTTTTTAGATGCTTATCAAAGTGGTTACATTATATCTTCACCAACAGAGATACATTGCTACTATGATTTTGAAGAAAAGGCTATGAAGTTTGATTTTCCTGTAGGGACAAAAACACAGGAGATAGATAATTTTGGAATAACAACTCATAGTCAAGAACAGATGGCACCAGGTTTGAGATACAACAGAAGAACGATTGATGCGATATTTAAATTTAACAATCACTGGAGAGTTCAAACACCCAAGGGTTATAGCTGTCTGTTTACACAACCACTAAATCAAAACTGTCCTTTTAAAGTTATTGATGCGGTAGTAGATACTGATGACCACCCCTTACCCGTAAACTTTCCTTTTTTTTGGACACATGATGCAGAAAAACCATATATAATTAAAAAAGGAGATCCTATAATACAAATCATCCCTTTTAAAAGAGATGAATGGACTATGGAAACTCATCAAGAAAACTACAAAGAGTTACAAGAAAGCCATATAAAATGGAGAACTTATTTGTATGATATCTATAAAAGATTGGTTTGGAAAAAAAAGTCGTATAAATAAAACCTATTGATTTCCTAGTTTTTCGCCTATAGAACTATAGTATGGCAAAGATTATAGATGAAGCTAAGGTCTTGCGTTATGATGAGGTCGATGGCAAAAAAATCCCTGTTTATAGTGCAAAAGTAGAAACAACAGTTACCAACACAAAAACAGGATACGAATATAGTTCACACGAGGAGTGTCAGGCAGATATAGACAATCCTGAAACAGAAACAAAAGAAGAGGACATTAGAAGAGATGTTCATGTTATAGCTCCAAACGTATTTGCTGGAGCATATTTACCACCAGAGGAGTAAAATGTTTAAGAAGATTCTACCCGCAATAACAGGAGCAATAGGTTTTGCAGTTGGCGGACCTATAGGCGCTTCAATCGGTGCGGGTTTAGGATCAGCTATTAGAGGAGACAACCCTGCAAACATAGCCACATCAGCACTGATGGGGTATGGACTTGGAAGTTTTGGTCAAAGTGCGGGGCTATTTGGAGCGGCTCCTTCAAAGTTTGGAGCAACAGCAGTCCCTGCAAATATTAAAAGTGCAAAAACTGTAGCCGATTTAAAAACTGCATTAGGTGGTGCACCAACTTCACTAGCGCAAAAAACTGCTGCTCAAGCTTT